AAAGCCTTCGGCGTATCGGCACAGGAGGCAGATCTACTATATGCATATTTTGTATATAGCGGAAATGTCACCCGGAAGAAGCAAGAACGATCACACAAAGCTCGAGTTAAAATCCGAGATTTGTTCGAAGTCATACCACGCCCTGATGAAGGACGTAGTCGGCTCCGTATTGATTGTTTAGTGCATCTTCTTGATGTGCTGAATTCTTAATACTGGAATCATATAGTTATAAACCATAAAATACCATGAATGCCGATCTGACATTCAACACTATCGTCTTCAAGAAGTCCTTCGATGAGAAGGGCGGATCTGAAAGACGGTCAACGACCCGGGCTATTAATACCCCGGATCTGTTGATCATCAAGACTCAGGACTACGTGGACTCTGCTACGAAAGTAGCGGGTACGCGTTATACTGGTCGAGTTGACCGCGTCGATATTGATGCCAATCTACAATCGATTACTACATCGATGTATTTTGTTATCGCAGTGCCCAAGACTGCAGCCTCAGCGTCTGTTACCGATGTGGTAACTACGTTTAAAGCTGTGGTCGCGGACGCTAATTTCGTCGCGAATGTGTTGAACGGGGAAAAGTAAGATTTAATCTTACGTGACCTCGTTGCTTTTAACAGATAGGCTAAGTGGTACTCCATTGATATGCATGCTATAGAACATACATAAGTAAGCCTGCTAGAAGATGTGGCTCGTTTATCTGGGTTCTCTGAAATAAGAGGATCTTATGAAGGGCTACAGTGGTGTCTTAACGAGGCACCTAAGCTAGAGAAGTTAATACTGGAAGCGATCGAAGCCGGGGTTAAACCCGACCTAGAGAGATACCCAGCGTGGCTGCAGAGACTCGTAGCCGGGGCCTATATGGACCCGGTGTTACTACGATATCTGCGGCAGCTTCTTCTGTTCTGCTATAAGGCCTCAGTTACACATGACAAACAAACCACAGAAAAAGCGTTTCAGCAATTCGCTGAAACTAACCGTGTTGTTGGGAGCTTTGGCAATCGGCTTACCGCCGCTAGCCCCAGGCTCCTTGACAGCGCTCGTCGGCATTGCCAGTCAGTTCTTTACAGATTCAGAGAAAAGGCCTTAAGCCCTTCTCATGGACCTGGGGCGGTTACCACCGATAAGGATCGATGGCAACACTTGTATTCAACAATTGAATACTTGTACCCGTTCAGTGATTGGTTTGTTCCCTATGCAAATAGGGAAGCAGCCGAGCACTGGGAGAACCTAAAGCATGAAGATTGCATACGAGCTAAGCTCATTGCTGTCCCTAAAGACAGCCGTGGGCCTAGGCTTATATGTGTACACCCCGCTGAAGCCATTTGGATTCAGCAGGGTCTTCGTCGCGAGCTAGAGCGTGCTATCACGCTTTTCAGGTATGCTTCTGGACCTTGGCCCCGTGGCAGGATCCAGTTTGATAATCAAGAGTCCAACGGATCGATAGCTCTCTGCTCATCTCGGTCGCGGCGTTATGCCACGATCGACATGAAAGAGGCTAGTGACCGTATATCTGAGCCGCTCGTACAAATCCTTTTTGGGGATAAGTACAAGTGGTTCGGATGCTGTCGTGCTCAAGAATACATCATACCCAAGGCTGGTGGTTTAACCAACATCCGAGGGCAGGTGAATTGCTATGCTCCCATGGGGAACGCAACAACGTTTCCTGTTCAGAGTTTAGTTTTCTGGAGTATTTGTGTAGCTGCACTGCAGTCCCATGGGTTTCATCAACCCGGGGCTGTATTTGTGTTCGGTGATGACATCATTATCCCTACTGAATGTGCCGAGATCGTCATAGACGCTCTCGAATCATTCGGTCTGCTTGTCAATAGGACTAAATCCTTTTGGCGAGGGGAATTCCGCGAGTCGTGTGGCGTTGATGCCTTTAAAGGCATAAACGTCACTCCGGTTCGTTGGAAGACCACGATAGATGCTGAACACGATGCTGGGATGCAGAGCCTTTCGGATCTCGCTATGCGTTTACGCCTAGCGGGATACGAAGACTCAGCAGTTACGGCTTACGACATACTAGCTAAACGCCTACGATCACGTTATGGCCAGCAGTTGTTCTTGACGAACAACCCTGACCATGGTGGGATTGCGGAGTTTAGTGTGAGTGATGCGTCGGTGTGGCGCGATGCTTATTGGCATCGCGACTATCAACGCTTCGTCTCACCAGTAGGTCGTCTCGAGACTCAAGAGTCTGTACTCAAGAGTTGTGGTTGGAACCACGTGCTCGAATCACTGTGCTCACTTGAGCGTAGTGGCCGTAGCTCGATCCCGGCTCGGAACGTCTCTCGACGTACCAGGCTGAATCGAGGGTGGATCAACA